GAATATCTACCTCCAGCTAAATTTTCTATTCTTACTGCTTTTACTGTCTGTACACCTCTTACTTCGTCTAGGAGTGTGTAGAGAGTAGATAGGTTTATAGGTTGATTGATACTCCATTTTTCTATTTCAAAATACTCAATCAACTTTTGGTTACAAAGTAAAAGAATATCTCTAGCTGCATAACTTGGTAAGGTTACTATTTCATACTTTACCTTTATATTTACTACAAATGCATCTTTTATATCTACTGCATCTGTTACTGGCATAAAATCTGCAAGATATGTCTTGAGGTTTTGTTTAAGTGTTCTACTTGCTGGAAGTAGTTTTTTGTTGATGTCATACGCTAGTATATAAAGTCCTATTGCAAGAGGATTTGAACCTAAAGCACTTGTATCGTTACTTACTAATCCATCTTTAGTTGCATAAGCTTTAGCTATACTACCAAATGAAGCAGGTAGTGAAAGAGATCTTACAGTGTAGTCTTGTAATGTTACCGTTCGTTGTTGTTCTGCAAAAGATCTTAAAGAGTTTTGTCTTAACTCATCTGTTGTATCAGCATCTTTTCCTCCAGATGCAGGTTCTTTGTTAGTAAATGCTAACGTAGCTACATATGTATCATCTATAGCAGAAGTAACAACGGTGTCAACAGACGTTATGGTGTCAGAAGGTACGTTTGCTCCTACTCCTCCTCCGGTTAAGTACCTTACTGTGAGTGTTGTATTAGAAGGAGCTAATCCATAACTCTTTGTAAATAGAAAGTTTGAAGGATCATACGCAGTAAAGAATTCGTTGGAACTTATAAAAGTGTCGGATTGTCTAATCTTTGTAGGGTCAGGAATGATATCTTCATCGTCTTGTACACTTATCCCACTACCGAACTGTACTTGTAGCTTACCTGTCGAGTTAAGTCTTGTTACAAATCTTCGTGGTACCTTTTTAAGTTTAAGGTTGTTTGGTACTATATTACTATCAGTGTTAGTGTTTGCTTGAGTATCGAAAATTGTGTCTTGTCCTAAGAATGGTACTTCGGTCCATTCATTACCGTCACTGTCAACAATATCTAATATACCGATGATATTATCTTCATTTATTTCAAATGTAGCAAATTTTTCTGCTGTAGTGTAAGTTTGTGTAACCGTGTTAATTGTTCCTGAGAATGCTCTTACTTTTTTACTAAGTATGTATTCTGCAGGGTTCCCACTATCAAGTGAATGTATACGTATGTCAGTTGGATCGTATGAACTACTAAAGTTAAAATCTACAGATTCATTTGTGAGAAAGCTTAAATTTTCTCCTACAGTAGCTTTTATAATAGCATTCTTACTTAGAGTTAAAGCTTGATCGAAGTTTGGTTTATAACTAACTCCTGTAGCCTCTACTCTTTGTGTTACTGTTAGCTCTACTTCTGCTGCTGAGGTTGCTTTTGGCTTATACCCCATCATGTAAGCTAATGAATATAAGTTAGAAGGGTTTTTAGCGTGCTGTAGGAATGTTTCTTGAAGTTGATTATCTTGGTAAAAAGATAAAACGTCCCCTACATAGGCAGCCATTTCTATAAACATGGTACCGGGTGAAGTAGGGCTGAAGTCGTTGTAAGCGTCAGGAAAGTAATTCTTAGCCAGTTCAACTAACGACGTTTTTAGGTCGTTAAAATCTCTGTTTATATACTTTATGTCTCTTTGTTCTGCCATTATTGTTCAAAATTTATTACAACTTCATCTTCAATACCTGTGTTTCTTAATTTATATTTTAAAGAAAAGTTAACTGTGTTGTTATCTGCATTACCTATAGTATTTATCTCTACAGGTTCAACTTTTGGAAAATACAGTTCAAGGTCTGATCTTACTAGTTCTTCTATTTGTTGTACTTTATCTTGTGTCAGTTGTTCAAATAGTAAATTTTGTAGACTATTACCAAAGGTAGGGTTTAAGTACCTTTCGCCTTTAGAAGTAAGAAAATAGTTTATGATGTTAGTCTTAATAGCATCTTTAGTCTGATATGTTTGATTGAAAACTGCTTTACCAGAAAAAGGAAGACTAACTCCTACAGCCTTTCTAGGCTGCAAATCAATTGGGTCTATTTTTTTTACTTCAAATGCCATTAAAATGATCCTGTTTTTGTTTTATCTCTTTTATATGCTGCATCTAAAACTGATTTTGCTTTAGATACAAAGTCTAATTTTGTAATGTCTATTCCAGGCATAGGTCCGTTGTTTTCTCTTACCATTTGATTTGACATCATTGATGCAAAATTAGGTTTCTGAGCTCCAGAAGCACCCATTATATTTTTAGCATCTTCACCTGTCATTTCTTCTTTGGTAGCGTTTAACATCTCATCTAGAGTTGCACTTTTGCCAACAGACCATTTTTTGGGTTGCCCCTTTTCTACAGCCTGGTATACGTTAGCAGTGTGTTGTGTGGGAGTAGAAGCATATTTCACTGCTTCATTCATTACATCTTGTAACTCCTCCTTAACTGCTGCTCGTACTTCTTCTCGTATAATCTTTCTTAATTGATCGAGTTTCATATATATAAATAGTTTAGTTATGGAAGTTGATTATCTATTCTGAATTTAATTTCATTTAAAAGTATTTCTACAGAAGAACTAAATGATTTAGGTCCTCTAAGTACTATTACGTTACTAGGGTCAATTGCTACAGCAAATCTTCTAGGAGCGATTGTAGGAGAATCTGGATCTTTTATAATGTCCAGTTTGTAAAGTATACCGTTTGGACCTATATGTGTAAATTTATCTCCTGTGCTTTTAGTTGTATCGTCGTTGTCAACAAAGGAATCAAGAACATCTTTTAATTTTGCTTTTATACCACTATGTGTTGCATTATCAAGATTGTCTAATACCTTTACAAAATCTTTTTCTATATCATTGTCAGGGGTAATATCCTGTTTGTTTTTTAACTGTTCAGCTACTTGCTGTGGGGTCAGTCCTGTTTTGTTTGCTATTGCGTTAACAGATAATGACCCGTAAGTGTCTAAATCAATTGCTCTTCTTCTTAAGCTAGAGGTAATTAAGTCTCCATCATCAGATATTAATCCTAATCTAACCATGTCTTCAAATGTAAGTTCTTCTTCCTCTTGAAGATTTTCTAACTCTTTTTCAAGTATACACACTTTTGTTCCTATTTGTAACTTCTGTAGGTTGCGTGTTATGGATTTTAGTTGTATTGAAGAGCCTTTAGTAATAACGGTTAATGCATCTACGTCGTCTGATATTTGTCTAATGAACTCTTTTATAAGATGAAGCATATCAGCAAACTTAGTAGTTATATTAATCGGTAAACCAATACCAGGGGGTACTGCCTGAGGTATAGGAATGGCTAATATAATTTTTAAAGCGGTTTTAAGTCCATTCAACGGCCCTTTTAACTTCTTAGGAAGTGATTGAAACTTTGCTAACCTCCCGTCTATTGACCCTATCATGGTATTTAACCCGTTGACTTGGTTTTGTAACCTTGCTAAGTCTTTTGGGCAGCCTTCCGATTGCATTTTATCTATTAGGCTTTTAGCTTTACTAAGTACTGCACCAGTTATTTCACCTTCTATTTTGCCAGTTATCTTAGCAATAGCAGAGGGTAAAAAACTAGGAGGTATATTAACGTATGGCATTATTTAGTATCTATAAACACTTTTTTAGAGTGTAGGTTGTTAAGTAAATTCTTAAGTTTAGGTAACTGAGCTTTTAGCTTTATTCCTTCTTTTACTAATGCTGCTATGTAGGTTGGAGGAGCTGGAGGTGTTGTTGCCATAGTATTAGCTAATGCCTCTAACAAACTCACTAAATCGTCTAACCAAACTGTGGTTGTATCTCCTTTTAGTGCAGGTTCATCTTCATTGAATGCGTCAGTACCTAAGTAAATCTTTTTACTATCTAACCCAATGTAGTCATCAGAATCTATACCTACTACTTTGGCATTAAGACCTATCATTTCATTTGCAGAAATAAAAGCACCTTCATCTCTTGCATTAAAAAACAATCTACCTGAGTTTATTATTACTTGAGGTCCTTTGTGTACATCTGCCATTTCAGGTTCTTCCTCAAATGCATCTCTTTTTTCGTTAGCTTGAGTTAACTCTACTATATGATCTGAAGTCATATATATCGAAGATTTATCCTCATTAGGATCTTCAACTACAGTTTCTATTGAATCTTCACCTTCTTTTTGTCCAGCTTTAAGAATTATAAACGGTTGACCGTTGTTGTCATCTTCAGAAAAAGGATTAGAATCAAAATTAGTACCGCCAAATCTAAGAGTGTTACCGTGTCTACCTTCTATAGCTACATCACCTGGAAAGAGTTGTAGTGGGTTTATAGTTTGTTTTTCTTCGAAATCATCTCCAAAATCATTTTCTTCAGTTATTGGACTTGCCGAATGATGAGGGTGGTTCCAAAAATTTACTATACTACGCCAGTAATCTTTAGTTTGAGTAGAATCTTTATCCCTATCTTCATCAGGTTGAGATATTATTTCTACTACTTCCCCTTTTAGGGGTACTTTTATCGAATCATTACGTTGACAGTAAGCAAATAAAAACTGTTCGTCTGCTTCTTCATCTACGTTAGAATTTATAGGTTTGTACTTAACACCGTAAAGTGAGTTTGTTGCTCCGAATGTTTCGTAGTCAGGATGATTGGCATCCATAATTACATCAACTACTCTGGCATGAAATACATCTGGTGAGCTAAATTCACTGGAGATTGTATCGTATAGGCTTGCTACTCTTCCAAACATTATTCTTCTTCCTCTTGGTTATCTTCGACTTCATCTACTGTGTCTTGTGACTCTTCTAATAGACCTTGCAATTCAGAAAAGTCAAACATCTCATTTGTTTCTCCTTTTGCTGCTGCAGATTCAATTCTTTGTATGACAGTAGCTAACTTTATAAGATGTTCATCATTCCTAACACCTATCTCCATATATTCCTTTATCATAGGAACAATTAAGGTAGCGTCTCCCACATTTTCTATAAGAGGTTTAAGTTCACCTATCAAAGCCTTAATTTGTGCTCTGGTATTGGTTGAGTTGTCGTGAATTTCTCCAAAGAGGTCAGATAGAGTCTTTCCGCTGAATATTTCCTTATCTAAGCTCATATTGTTTCTTTATAAATAGAGTTACAAAGGTTTATTCGTAATCAACCCTTGGTCATAAAGTACTTGATACTTTTGCTTGAAGTCTTCTTTTAGTATCGATATTACTCTAGTTAAGTGAGGAGTTTCACAATCAGTCATTTCTCTTATATAGATGTAGAGTGCTTTCTTTTTAAATATTTCTATATCGTGACGAGTTCTAAATAATGTGAGTACTGCATCTGCAATTACTTTTTCGTTATCTTTAAAGAAAAGTTCATCTAATCTGTCGTATACTGAAGAGCACCATGAGTCTATAAATTTAGAAAGGGTTATTTTATAGTCATCATCGTATTGTCGATGACCTTCATAACTTTCCTCCATTTCTGTGAAGGAGCCTACCTGTTTAAGTCTCTTATAGTTCTTATTATTGTAGTTAATTAACCACCTTTTGACGATTGTACCAAAATAAGAAAATGCTTTTGCACCATTAGTTGGGTCAAACTTCATTATCTTTTCTTCTAGTAGTACTGATACGATTTCGTGTTTAAGATCTTCTATAGCTTCAACATCTGTATAGTAGAACTTAAAAGTATGTATGATGTTTTCGGCTAACTTGTAAAAAGGTAAGTAGATGTGGTCTGTAAATATCTTAGCACGGTATTCGTGATCTGTAGATACGTTATACTTCTTTATGTACTCTTCTGTTTCTTTTGTAAAGTAATTAGCTTTGGATTTCTTCCTTGCCATAGTTTTCGGGGAGCATGTAACGGTTGAGTTCTTCTTGTATACTCTTTAAAATTTTGAAAAACTCTCCTACCTCATCGTCTGATTCAAATACCCCACGTGAATCTATGTCTTTAAGGTTTGATTGCGACTGTGCTACTAGTTTTGATATGTTTTGTAAATATTCAACTTGGTCTCTTACTACATCTTCGTATTTTTCCACTTTGATTAGTAAGTTTCTTAAAAGGTAGAATAAAAAACTTAGAATAACAACTAAAACCCCGATTATAATGTTGTGTATTGTAAAAATTTCTGTCATTTTATATGTTTTTAAGTAATTTACTTAATCCTTCTGAAGATTTCACTGATTTACCTGTGGAGGACTGTGTTTTTTGTACTTTTGGTTGGGATGAACCACCGTTCCCCTTCCATATATCGTATTCAACCTTGGAAGCTAAGAAGTCGGCTGTGTGTAGTACTGATATTAGGCTTGTTTTTTGACGAGAACTTTCTTGATAACTAAAGAAGTAAGATTTATTAGCATCATCAAACACACCATCGTGTAATCTTATACCTAAAAACTCTTTTTGACTAACTTGTATACCAAATTTCTGTAGTATGAAGAGTGACCTATCTGGAATTAACATAAACTGTAGGTCTGGATTAGGTGTATACATTTCTGATAGCTTATCCTGACGCCATTTATCAGTCTGAGGTATGTAGTTTGGTGATTCACCATCT